GCGCCGGTTGATGCTGCTTGCGCAGCGTTTGCGCCCGATATGTTGACGAGCGTGTTCGCGGTGATCGCGGATGCGAAGCTAAAGCTCCGAATACCGTTGTCGTTTTGTGTTGCCATAAATTAGTTGGATTAAAAGTTGAGTTGGTTATTGTCGCGGGCTTCAATGTAGGCTTCGCGGTGGTTGCGCATTGCGAAACGGATAGCTTCGGTGCGGCTGCCGAGTTCCTCGGTCTTCTGGGTGATGATCGCTTTCAAGTCGAATTTCTCTTCGGCTTTTTCTTCTGCGACTACCGAAGCCTTAACTGGGGCGGCGCCGAAGTTGGAGATGATCGTGTCGAGCTTGGCTTCGAGCTTGGAAATTGCACTGAGTTCAGCGGCCATCTCTTCCTTCATAGGCTCGGCTGCCATCTCTTCGGGTGGCATTTCCATTTTGCTCTTGTAGTCGCCGAAGGCTGTTTCGAGAGCTGCGAGACGAGAAACGATGTCGGCGATGCTGACCTCGTCCTCCTTTGGTTCGATTTCGATTGTTGCGTCTTCCATTTGTTTGGAAAATTTGTCAACTTGCTTTGCTGTGAATGAGAACAAGCCGGTCGCATTTGCGGCTGGTGTTTGCACTAGGTCTGCGCTGTAAAGCTCGGTGCAACTTGCGAAGGCGAGTCCCTCCACTTCGCGGATCGGCCCCGTAAAAGCGATGCTGATGCCGAAGGTGTCCGGCAACTTGCTTGAAATCTCCATCACGTAATCGCGCATTGGCGATGTTTCGAGAAGGTTGAGATCGCCCAAGAGTTGTTTACCGACGATGCGAAAATTGTTCACGAATCCGACGATGTCTTTGATGCCTGCACCGTGATCCAGATTGACCTTGACGCCGCCCTTGTATGACTCCGCGCACTCTTTGACTTGCATCAAAGTTGTCTCGTCAACGTAGAGACCGTGACCCTTTGCTTCGCCGATTGAAATGATTGATACGCCTTCGATGACATCCATGCGAAGGCGCGGATGTCAAAAGTTAATCCGAGTATTGATTGACGATTTCATCAAGAATTTGCTGCTCAAGTGCCGACTGCACAACGGCCATGATTTGCGCCTCGTCATCTGGAGCGCACCCCACAATCTCGAATGACGTGGATATTCTTTGCCGCACCCTCGATGAGCACAAATGCGTTCGAGTTCCTGTTGCTTCCACCATCGCAAAGCAATCAATGCCGACTCCGCTGAGATTTACTCCTGTCCGACATCCTTTGACTTTAAATGACGATGAAACTTCTATGCTCGGAGCATGGCAAGTGATTCGGATTTTGTTCCCGCGAACGCTAACGATAGTGTCTTTGCGTAATCTCTCCCCGCCACCGCCTCCAGGGAGATCAGTCGGTGAGATTGGAGGCGCGATTTGCGCCACCAATAGCCCTTGCACGCCGATTGAAAGCGGTGTCGGGCTTGCCAGCAAGCCTTGCGTTGCAATGAGCAAGGATGCGATCATGCTTTAAATCCGAGTAACAACCGTATTCGTAGTTCCGTCACCGGTGATCGCTTGCGTAATTGCCCCGGCTGATCGCTGAGTTGGTGTGACGGTCAAAGCATTGGCAATGTCGAGCCCGTGGATTGCGTGAACCTCGGTGATCTCCGTGAGTTCTGGCGCGAGTTCGGTTCGGGTGGCACTTGCATTTGCTGCTGCGGTTGGTGGCGTTGTGTATGACGCGCTGGCAAGTCTACTAGAAGTTGCAACATCAATGCGCCCAAGCTCAACCCCAAGCTCCGATCTTACGGCTATTGCCGTCCCTGCGGTTGTGGCAGTTGAAAGATCATTCACAAGAATCTCAGCCGATCCATTCCACGCAATCGAGCCGCTGGCAATAGGAGTTGTGGAATTATAGAAAGCGACTTGATATGTCCCTGCTGTAATCGCTGGCATATTGCCAGTATAAAAACGAGTTGTTCCAATCTCCGCGCAAGTTATCGCCGACCCAACCGTGATTCCAGAGTTAAAGAGTTGAGCCGTTACCGTGAGACCTGTTGCCGGTTGTGCTGTATTTAATTCGTTTGCCATATATTTAGGAGTTCAATATTGCGATTGCTTCTTGCGTTGTTTCTGTGAATCCGAATGGGGCATTCGTCCAATCGCTTCGCGGCGACTGATCTGCCGCGTATGCGGCGATCATCCCATCCGTCCAACCCTTAACTGCCGTCAGTTTTGGCGAGGATTTGCCTGCTGAAATTAGTTGCCCGCTCAAATCAAGAAGCGTCACAAGTCCGGTTGAATTGTATCCTTCCTTGTTCAACCATTCTTCTGCTGTCCACGAAGGCGGTGGGGGGATGACCCATTGACCATTATCCCAAATTGCATTTGGCGCTGGCTTCGGTGGTGCTGGAATCCATTCTTGCAATTTTGGGTTGTTTGATTCTTCCCAAGTGTCGATCAAAGATTGTGCCAAATCACGAAGATCGGAAGTATATATTCGATTGTAATAATTAGGCATAGATTCTTGTATGGTTGGCGACGGTTGCGCCGTTGTTGTTGGTGATGGTGAGACCGCCTTTTTGGTCGATGAGGTCGCGGACGAGGGGGGCGTAGAATACGAGCGACTGCGGGCGGACCTTGTCGCAGGTCATGCCTTTGGCGAGTGAGGCGATTTCGGCGGCGGTGAGGGCGGCGTTCCAGATGCCGACTTCGGCGAGTCGGCCATCGAGAAAAAGTCCATTGACGCTATTAAATGGTCTAGTTGCAATGTTTATTTGGTTGATATTTTCGGTATTTACATTAGTTGTATTATTTGCATTGTTTCCGCCATTTAAATAAACAGTGCGGCTGTTAGAACTAGCGACGACTCCGCACGCATGTTGCCAATTTGATGCCGTGAACCCTGTCGAGGAATCTACTTCTCCTGATGCAGGCCCTCCTGCTGTGCCCGCGCTATACAATCGCAGCGGATCGCCCGTCACTCCACCCAATGCTCCTAAACCATGCCGATTCGTAGTGTTTCCATTAGAAATTTGAAACAAAATATAGTTTGCCGTGATTGTATTTGGATAGAACCAGCATGCTAAAGTTAATGGAGCCACGCCGACGGGCGAGGATGATGTGCTTAAATACTGACTACTCGCCGCTGTAAAATTATAAGCCATATCAAGCCGCGCTCCTGATTTCGACAGCGATCAACTCGGCATCGCCTGTCATGGTATCCGATCCGCTTGTTGCATTGCGTGTGACTTTCAATCGGAAGCCATCGCCAGCGGTGACGGAGTCGATTGTCGTCAGAGTTATTTCTGTATAATTAGGAATGCCGCTTGTTCCGCTTGTTGCTGCCGTTGCGCTCGCTGACGTATCGAACGAGTCAGAGTCCATATCCGTATTCATTCGCTCCAATGCAACTTGCCACACGCAATTTCCTGTCGTGGCAGTTGTCGCAGCCCAGATTAAGCGAATCTTTAGACCACTTGAAAGGATTGCGAATTGCGGAATGACATCGAGAAAAATAGAGTTCTCGATTGTCGTGTCATCGAAATCTAAAACGGCGATAGAATTTCGCGTGTCAAGCGTTGCAAATGCAGTTGCTGGCGGTTGGTTTTCTCGCGGCGTAAACGTGCAAAAAGTGCCGACGCCATTTTGCAGGATGTTTGACGCGATCATGCGAGCAATATCAATGCACTCGTTTCGGTGGGTTTAGGGAACTTGAGTTCAAATGTGCCATCAAAAACGCCACGTTCGCCACCAAAGGCAAGGATGCACATGACAGCATTATCTTTTGACGCATTGTAAACAACGGCTCCGGCAGCCTGGAATGATGCGCGGATCAGTTTGATGTCATCGAACGAAACCCAAGCTGATTTTCCTGCAACGCCTGTCTTGAATCCCGATAGCTTTATGCCACCGGCCTCATACCCGTTGCCGCTAATCTCGCCGTTCGGCGTGTATTTCTGAAGTTCCGGCCCGATCTTCGCATCCGTTCTGTATAGCGCGATTTTATATTGATCGTTAGGTTGATGCAGACCTATCAAAAAGGCTTGCTTTGCTGAGAGTGCGATTCCTTGTGTTATCATTTGGTTTGTGCTTGGCAGACTGCTGCGCGTTGTGCGGTTTCTGGATATTCGGAGATCATCACATCATCGCCCATACAGCGAGAGACGAAGTCAGATTTAGATTCGCCTATCGAGGGGGTAGGCATTACCAGTTCGGATATCAAATTAACTCCGCTAAATCTCCCGTGTTTATCGCGTGAGAATTTCATTCCCTTTTGTTTTGACGCAGCTTCTTTTGCTGCCATGATGCTCGTCTTATTAGCGGCCCAAGTCTGCCCTGCGTCTCCGCCCCACAATGCCCATGCAATGCGGCCTGCGGATGGGAATCCATCTTCTCCAGGTTGGAAACCCTGCCCCTTTTTATCAACTTCGTGACGTGAAAAAAACGAGTGCATTCTTTTAACGGTATCGTCCGAAAGATTCTTGCCGTTGCTGATGTCGCGAGCGCGTGCGACTCCAACTTCGGTTCCGCCTCGGTTGTATTTCCTGCGCCATTCCAAGCCACGAGCGGCCTCCTCGATCATGCCCTTGCTAGGCTTGTTCTGATCGGCCTCGAATGCTGACGGTGCTGGTTCTTCCTGCGGCTTTGCTGGTTCGGCGTTGATGATTTTGTTTGCGTTCTCCTCGTCCATTCCGAAGACAACGCGAAGGATTACGGCGACTTGTTCCGCTGAAAGTTCGCCGCGACCGAGCGAGGAGAGGATTCCAGAAAGCGCATCCGTTCCACCGATGCCAATGCTCTCGATGAGCGGCGGTGCTTCATTCTTGCTCTCGTCAAAGATGGTGTCGATAGCCGTGACCGGCACAGAATCAGAAATACGTGAAGGCTGGATGTCGAACTCTTGTCCGAGTTCCTTGATCATGTTCGCTTCTTTTGCCCTTGCGCGAAGTGCTTCTTCGTAGTCCTCGCCCATGTCGGAATAAATTTGACCGGCTGTTTTCAAGCCAGCTTTCCAAAGCGCAATATCGGCATTGGCTTCGCGTCCGTAATCAATCGAAACTTTAGCAGGCCAGCACCAGCGGCCATCGAGCAAGTATTCGGAATCTGGAATGAGTCCGCGTGCGGCTGCGTCGAGCAAGATAATATTTTTTATCCTGTCTAGGAATTTACCTTCCAGCAACCCACGCCAGCGCAAGAACGTGCGCTCTGCCATTGCCGCTTCCATCCTTGCCATTGGCCCCGACTTGTCTGCATCGAATGCGAAGCCGTAGGGCAGGCCAACTGCCATGCAGATATGAGCTTGGATGAGTCGGATAAATTCTCCGAATGCGCCGGTCGGACGGTCGCTCTTGAACATCTCCATCTTCTCGCCCGATCCCAAATAGTTGACCGTGCCAGGGTCGAGCGACTGAAGTCGTGCGACTTGGCCTTGATCGTTTGAGTTCCCACGTGCGAAGTAGTCTCCAGCGTCAGCGGCCCCGCTCTCGGTGGTGATGACTCCGCTTTGATAGCTCGCGTACTTGATCGCCTGCACTTCGGCTTTTATGGCTTCTTGCAAGTCGCGGGTTGCGTTTAACGCAGTTGCGAAAGCAGACCGCCCACGATATTCGTCAAGTCTTGCTGCGTCGAATAGGTGGATAAACTCTTTTGCAACAATATCAACAGGAGAAATATACTGGTTATTGATAGTACGCGTGAAAATAGTGTATGAAACGGGTCTTCCATAGTCGTCAACATTTATTCCGCCAATGTATTTGTCGGTATCTGTTCTGTCGTAAGGCGATCCGATTCGGTCGGCTTCGACGCTTTGCAGTTTTAAATCTTCGCCGTCTCGAACGATAATAAATCCGCAGTCGCCATCGCGCAGAATAGCCGTTACAGCGAGTTGTAAAAGCGTTGTGAAGTTGTGACGGCCTAGGAAGTCGCACTCGTTACACCACCGTTGCCAATACTTTTCGATCTTCGTATCAACATCGTGATCTCCGGTGCGGGCCTGATATGCGATGCGCCCCGAAACGTAGGTTGCAAATTTGAGAAGCAACGAACGAACTGGCGGAAAGTTGTCTGCGAGATCACGAGCGGCTCGGATGAGCGAAAGTCTTTCGCGTGTTCCTGCCGTGTCTTCACCGCCGGACACCCCGCGCGAGATCCCGCGCTTTTCGCTCGTCAATGCTGAGTCGAAGCGTCCGAAATTGCGGAGCTTCGCTTGATTGACCATGCGATCCAGCGCGGCCTTGGGCGCAACAAGAGAAAGGGCTTTGGTGATGATGTCTTGCATTATGGGCGCTGTGTTGGGAACGTCGGCGTGAACCTTCTTATACGCGATCCGCTGGCGTTGTCAATAGCGGCTTGCAACTCTTTTATCGTCTGCGCGACCTCGGCAAGATTAGCGCGAGTAAACGAGCGCCCTGCGATGCTATACGACGCGCCGGCAACGGCTATTGCCTTGAGGCAAGCCGTAAAGTCGCCCTGCAATTCTTGCAGAGTTGCAAGCGGCAGGCCAAAAAATGATTTGTTCATCGCCATTCATTTGATGGCGATGTCAAAAAAAAGAAAAGGCGCGGGGATTGAACCCGCGCCGGTTGGTGTTAGGCAGAGAATTTCTTGGATGCCCTGTTGAGAGACGCTTTGATGCTTTTGTTTGCGTGAGCAGTTGCCTCCTCACGGGTTAAAAAGTATGAGCGGTTATCTTTTTGGTATATTTCTCCGTTACGGGTGGGTTGGATTTCTGTGCAGTAAAACTCGGATGCCCCGTCGAATTTAACAACATAGACAAACCCGTCCTTATATCCATCTGGACGATATTCTGCTGTCTCCTGTTGGATTTTGAAGACGCTGACATCAACCCCCACCCCTCTGCCGAATTTATCTTTTAGGCCAAAAGATTCCTCATGGGATTCAAGTGCCGTTCCGTATGTCCACTTAGCGTTTGTGTGATTTTCGATGTTCATTTTATTTGGTTTTAGGTTTTCTTCGTCGGGCTTCTTGCCCTTCGATGTTTTAAATATCTACGCTTTTTTAATTTTTGAAAAGAAAAAAATTAAATTATTTTTTGCCCTTGTCGGAGCCGCTTAAAACCTAGCTCTCCGCGCCTATCGGTAAAACCCCCGCCAGCATCGCGGACGCAAGCGCGATACACTCGCAGTCCCAAAGATGGTTCGGACGTCCGCCGATGCGAACCCATCTCTGTTCAACTTGCTTGGTCTTGGAATTGGTCACATCCTTCTTCATCTCCGACAACATTTGCTTTCGGTAGTCATCCGACACGTCACGCGCAACTTCCCATTTCGGCACGGCGTCAGCCTGGCGAAGCGAAGCCAACTTGTCCTTGATGCCTTCGTTGCTGAAGAAAAAGTAAGCACACTTGAGTCCGTCCGATCCAGCCTGCGCTCCCTCGATCTTTGAGACGAAACGGCGCGTCCTTCTGCCGCCGTCGATATGATAAAATCCATCTTGCCCCGATCCGTGCGAAGCCGTCCACCCACGCCTAGCACATTGCTCGTAGACCAACGGCGTGTCATAGCCGGCATCCACTACAACGCACCTCGGCACTACATCGAACTGCTGCTGGATGGCGTCGAGCGTTTCCCACGTCAGCGGACGCGACTCGTGCAAGAGCATCGACGAGCCGTCCACGCGGAAGGCGCGAACGATGCACCAGAAGTGATCGCGTTGTTTGTCCACGCACATAAAGCGTCGATGCTCGCCGTCGATCTTTTGGCCTTCGATATATTCGGCCTTCGCGTAGTCGCCGGTCGTGATTTCTGGCAAGTCGCTCGTGACTTCGTCCTGCCAAGTCTGCGCCTTTCTTTTCTGAATAAATTGTTTGAGCGGCTCCAGGTTGCCGCTGCTCTTGGCTTCGTTGGCTTCGATCCACTCTTTGACGATAGAAAACCACGGAATCCACCAGACGGCGTAAGCTGGATACTCAAACGAGCGGTGACCTCGCACCGGATGTGGGTTAAGTGCACGATACGTTGCAGTATTTGCAAGGTTGCGTCGGGTGCTGGCGTCGTCTTTGTATCGCGTTTCGCAATGCTCGCACTTCATTCTTACCGAGTCCTGCACTTTGTCCCAAAGAATCCCGCCCTTGTCGTCGCGTTCGGTCGTGTATTCGATCTGGTCGAATAGGTAACGCTGCCAGTTCCCACAATGGGAACAAGTCCATCCCCATACTTCTCGCGATCCGCTGTCCCATTCAGCGTCTGCCTCATGTCCTGCGTCCCATCCCTGCGAGACTAAAAGCGTCTTTCGGTTCCATCTATCATGGTGTCGCGCCTTGAGTTCCTTTATCATGCCACCTTTCCATCTCCAGACTTCGTCGCCGATGCAATAGCGCATGGATTTTTCTTGCAAGTTGGTCATGTTCGCGCCGCCTGCGAACAATACCATATGTGGGAAAAGTATAGTCGTTTTTCTGAGAGCGTGCCGGTCTTCTGGGAATAGGTCTTTGACCGGCTGGCATTCGTTGAAGATCGGCAAC